ATTTTCAGTGCCTTATGCACGTTACTTGCCACAGTACAAATTAGGTAGATGGGATGGTAAGGTTGGTTTCTTTGGTTTAGGTGGTAATGGCTATGTGAATCATTTAGAAAAGATTATAGAATATCTACACGAATCGGGTGTTGAGATTGAAGAAGTAGATGACAAAAGACATAAATTCGATTTAGTATTTGATAAAATTGATAAAGATTATTTTGCAGATAAATCGTGGCCCAAAGGACACATATGCGAAGGTCAAGCAATTGAGTTAAGAGATTATCAAGTTGACGTAATCAATAACTTTATCAAAGAACCACAAAGTTTACAAGAAGTTGCCACTGGTGCTGGTAAAACAATTATCACGGCGGCATTAAGTAGCATATGCGAAAAGTTTGGACGTACTTTAGTAATTGTGCCTAACAAAGGTTTAGTAACACAAACAGAAGAAGATTATCTTAATGTTGGTTTAGATGTAGGTGTATACTTTGGAGATAGAAAAGAATTAAATCGTACGCACACAATTTGTACTTGGCAAAGTTTAAATGTATTAGATAAAAAATCTAAAGCAGGAGAATCTGTGTTAACATTGTCTGATTTTTTAGAAGGTGTTAGAACTGTTATTATAGATGAAGTTCACCAAGCAAAAGCAGAAGTACTTAAAAAATTATTAACACAACATCTTAGAAATGCTCCAGTACGATGGGGACTAACAGGCACAGTACCTAAGGAACAATTTGAATTTCAAAGTATATTAGCAAGTATTGGACCTGTTGTAAATCAAATATCAGCAAAAGAATTACAGGATAAAGGAGTATTATCTAAATGTCATGTTAATATTGTACAACTAATAGATACTGAAGTTTACACAAACTATCAAGAAGAATTAAAATATTTGGTTACTAATGAAAGAAGATTGGAATACATCGGCAAGTTAGTTAATAAAATTAAAAGCGGAGGGAACACTCTTGTGCTAGTTGATAGATTAACAGCAGGAAAAAAATTATGTGAAATAATAGACGATAGTGTGTTTATTCAAGGAGAAACAAAGTTAGCAGACAGAAAAGAACAATATGATGAAATCAGTGACAAAGACAACAAAGTTATTGTAGCAACATATGGTGTAGCCAGTGTAGGTATCAACATACCAAGAATATTTAATTTAATATTAATTGAGCCTGGCAAGTCTTTTGTTAGAGTGATTCAATCAATTGGAAGAGGCATACGTAAAGCCAAAGACAAAGACTTTGTGCAGATTTGGGATTTAACTTCAAGTTGTAAATTTGCTAAAAGACATTTAACACACAGGAAAAAATTTTACAAAGAAGCAAACTATCCTTTTACGATAGAGAAAGTAGATTGGACGAAATGAACTGTTTAGGATTATTTTTAGCAGTGTCAATGCACGTTGGTTTAGAAGCAAATTATAATAATGTACATCCACACGCAAGGTGCACTGTGGATAATAAGATAGCAGGAGTGTTCTATAACTCTGAGGATAGAATTAGTACATACATTGGTAGACAGTTTGAATTAGACGAGTATTGGAACATTGAATTAGGACTTGTAACAGGATATAAATCAGAGGATATACTACCAATGGTTAGATACAAAGCAGGAGGTTTATTTGTTTCTCCTGCATATGAAAAACATAACGGTGAAGAAAACTACGGTGTAGTAATAGGTTGGGAGATAGGAAAATGAGAATAGCCGGAGCACAAATACCAGTCACAAATGATGTCAAAACAAATTTTGAAGCAATAATGAAGGCGTGTGAATGGGCAGTAGAAAACAAAGTAGATTATTTGTTTACACCTGAAACATCATTGAGTGGGTATAACACACCAGCATATACTATACACACTTGTAAAGAAACTGAAGATGCAATGGCAAAATTAGTGGAGTATGCTTCGAGCAACAAGTTAGGATTAATCATAGGAACACTTTGGCTAGACGACAAAGATAAAATTAATGGTGCTTTTTTTGGAATTAAATCAAATCAATTAAGATTTTATAATCAAGAAGGCGAACATATCGGTTCAACAAAGAAAACAAAGATAGTAAGTTTTGATGATGACTGTGAAAAAGAAACTAAAACTCCAGTTGTTACACTTACAAAAGGAGAAGAAAAATTAAAAATTGGTGCTCTTATATGTAATGATCTTGTGGGAAATTATTATTGGGGAGGCGAGAATCTTGCTAGTAAACTCAAACAAGAAAATGTTGCTATAATAATCCATGCTAGTAATACTCAAAAGGATCAAGGCAAACACGTCAAAGCAATACATGATAATTTTCATGATGCTTGTATACAATTCGTTTCATATGCTACTAACACACCAATAATGAGTGTTGACAATCCTTGGCACATACACGGCTTTGAATCACCAGACGGTACATCATTTACATCAGGAACTTATCTTCCATTAGAGGCAAAATATCAAGCACCAAAGACAGGCACACACTACTTTTATTACGATCACAGTGACATAACTCATTCATTTTCGGAAGGAACAGACAAATGAAAATATTAACAGTGGAAAATATTCCATATGATCTAAACAAAATGCCACAAACAGTATCAGATGATATGGCATTCAGTGTATTAGATAACAGTAATCCCAAAGAACCTGATTTCTTTTTCTTGCCTTTGATATACATTGAATCATTCAATGCTCCGGCAATAGTTTTAGAAATAGGCGGTAAAGAAGTTACTATGCCTCTTGATTGGAGCATAGCAGTAGGTGACAAAGAAGACAGCAACACTGTTGAAGTTGTTCCATTAACCAGCATTGCAGATAGAGGTTTTTCAGCATTTATTTTCAATCCATTGGATGGATTTAAAGCAGACTTTTACGAAGTCAATGTTGTTAATTTTTACAATGATGTAAAATGGTACTTTCCAAAAATAAAAAACAATCAACTTTTATCTACACCATTAACAAATAATAAAAGTCCAGATTGTGCTTTTTTTGTTAAAGATATTTCAAGACAGTGTGAAAGTATAGAATATACATCATTACTATAATGCCAAAAAAAAAAGAACCTGCAATGATTTATGAAAGTCCAGATGGAGGAGCAACTGTGTATGCAAGACCAATTAATGGTAAAGGTGAACGTATTTTGATTGAAGAGCCAAACTATCCTGAGTGGCATTTGACTGAATTGGAAATATCGGAAATTGTAGATTATGCAAACGAAGGAAACAAGGCTTTACAAATTCAATTAAAGAAGTTAAAATTAATATACAATTTAATAAAAGAAGACAGATGGTAACCAAAACTAACAAACTACCTTTAAAAGATATATTGGCGGCTATTGATATGAATGCTAAAAATGTATGGGACGACTTGTCCGATGATGAACGAAAACAGGTATCATTTTATCTGTTGAATAGATATGTTAGTGCTATCAAAGGTAAAAATGAAGACAAGCAACTGCAAATATTTAAAACAAATCAATATTACAATAAGCATTTTTTTACACTAACTAAACACAAAAAATTATTATGGTATCTGTTGTGTATGACTGCTGATGATAAAAAATCAATAAGATATCATGAATGGATTGGCTATAAACAAAAAGGTAGTAACAGCACAGCAAAAGCAATGAAGTTTTTAGAAAAATTATATCCGTCTAGAAAAGAAGATGAATTAAAATTGTTAGCAAGTATTAACTCAACAAAAGAATTAAAACAGTTAGCAGAAGATTTAGGAATGACAAAAGAACAAATTAAGAAAACATTTTAATGATTGAAAAACTTTATTCGTGCAAATACTGTAATGCAAAATTTGCCAAAGAAAAAACTTTATCAGTGCATATGTGTGAACAAAAACGAAGATTTGTACAAAAAGATGAACGTAGAGTACAACTAGGATATCAAACATTTATGAGATTTTATGAACTATGTCAGAAATCTAGTAAACAAAAATCTTATGAAGACTTTTGCAAGTCTCCTTATTATACAGCATTTGTAAAATTTGGCAGTTTTATTAGTAATGTTAAGCCGTTATACCCAAACAAGTATATCGATTATGTTGTTACATCTGGTGTAAAATTAGATCATTGGTGCAGAGAAGAAATGTATTTAAAATACGCAGGAGATTTAATTTTAAGAGAAAGAGTTGAAACAGCAATGGAACGATCAATTAAAACTATGATGGATTGGGGAGATGAAAAACAAGCACCATGGGGAGACTATTTTAGATATGCAAGTTTAAACAGAGCAGTGATTGATATCAAAGACGGAAAGATATCTCCTTGGTTAATATTGAATTGTAAAAGCGGTAAAGTTATGATGAAGAAATTTAATGATGAACAATTACAGATTGTGTATCCGGTAATGGATCCATCGCATTGGGCATTGAGGTTCAAGCGAAAACCAGCAGATATTGAAATGATTAAAGAAATTGTAAAGGAGGCAGGACTATGATCAAAGAACACAATGTTGTTCCATTGTTTGGAATACCACTTTGTCAAACACAAATACAACCATACGAAGAAAGTGAAAACTTTCTAAAAGAAAAAATAGAATATGTTGAACGATCACACAAAGTATCATACATATCTAAAGATGATTACGTACTAGATAATGAAAACTTAATGCCACTCAAAAATGAAATTGAAACTCAGGTAAGCGAATTTATGCATGGATATTTAGACATACACGAAAAGCATAGATTTATTATCACAACAAGTTGGTGTAATAGATATGAACATAATCATTTTATACAAGAACATTATCATAGTAACAGTTTAATATCAGGTGTATTATTTTTATCAGACTGTCAAGATACAGCAAATATTGTATTTCATAAAGATAAAAATCATACAAATATTTTTACTGATACAGTTAAATTGGATCACAAAGATGAATTCGATTATGTTAACAAAAGAAGTTATCTATATCACCAATCTAAAATGGCAATCAGTCCAAAGAAATGGGATTTAGTTATGTTTCCAAGTTTTTTAAATCACAGTGTTGAAGCCAACACTAGCACAACTAATGTAAGATACACATTGTCATTCAATGTTTGGGTAAAAGGTGAAATAGGTGGCGGACACAGTAAATTGGTATTATAATGTTTGATGTAGATATAGACTTTGCAGATAGAAATGTGTTATTAGAAAAACTAAAACACAGAGTAGCCAAATTAGAAAATGGTAAAAAGCACAACACTGGTGTTTACTTTACAGAAATACCACATGATCCTGCAACTAATCTATCTACTTTAGATTATGAAACTGCTGAAGATAGAAACTATTTTAAATTGGATTGCTTGAATGTGAGTATATACAAAAACGTAAAAGACAATGATCACTTAAACAAATTAATGACAACAAAACCAGTATGGGAATTATTAGAAGCCAAAGAATTTAGTGATCAAGTTTTCCACTTGAACGGACATAATGATATTTTAAAAACATTAAAGCCAAAAAATATAGAACAATTGGCGGCTGTGTTGGCAATTATACGACCTAGCAAAAGATATCTACTCAATAAAGATTGGGACACAATAATGAAAGAAGTTTGGATTAAACCAACTGACGACAAATACTTTTTTAAGAAATCACACGCAACATCCTACGCATTCGCAGTTGTGGTG